TATACATATGATGATTATTGTAAAGATTTTAAAACAAAAAGAGTAACAGGACCATTCGTTAAAGTATGGACTGGTCGTTAGATATTTCGGTTAAATAATTCGGTTAAATTAAATTATTACAACATGTAATTTAATTTACATTTTTATTTGTTCTTTTCAAAAAGGAGGGTTATCTGTGAATGCTAATGGTATTGCCGGTATTTCTGTTTCATTAATAACTGGTGTTAGTTGGTCTATAACAAAACTACCTAATACAACACTAATATAGACTAGTAAAGAATCTCTTATCAAAAATTTGAGTGGTTTTGGTTCTTGTTCAACATATCTCATTTCCAAAAACTTTGCAATAAAATAAATAACGGATATAATCCCTGCTGCTAAAAATATATTATCCATATTAGAATATATTTTTACATTTCTAAACTTAGAATAACGCATTAATCAAAACTACATTTCTGAGCCCTTTCCTATGTTTGGTTCAACCTTTAAAGGTGGATAATTTATGCTAAAACTTCAATATCATCTAATAAAAAATCTGTATCTAATTTTATTTCTGGAGGATTAATTGTATGAACATCTAGAACATCTAAAGATACATCTTCATTTGAAATTTTTAGTATCTCATCATCTTCTTCCTCTTCCATCTTTCTTTGCATATTTCTTAAGGTACTAATCTCTTCTAGTCTCTCAATTGTTTTTGGAGCTTCTATAAGCTCTTCTTTACCATTCTTAGTCATGACTGAATCTACATCGTTAAATTTTAGGCTAACATTTCCATCTTTTCCTTCAAAAATAGTTTGTTTTTCAACAACAGGGGGTGGTTCGATAATTTGCTCTTTAATTTCTTCAACAATATCTTCTTCAACAGTTTCATCCATATATGCTTTTAATATACTTTCAACAGGAATACTATCTCTTACAGCATTTAAAATACATTCTTGAACAATTATTTCTAGTTCTCTACTATGTCTTTGAATTTGTAAAGGAGGACAGTTTAATTCAAAAAGATATACATTTCTATATACCTTTCTTGCAACATTAATATAACATTTATGAATAAAATCATCAAGTTTTGGAATATTTATGTCAATTTTCTTTTGTTTTTGCCCAACACGCATAGCTGTTAGTAATTTAAGTTGAATAATATGAATACATGTAACTAATTCTTCTAAATAAGAACAACCACTTCTTTCAATAATTCTATTTTTTTCTGTTTCAATTATTGTTCCATTCCATTTTGGAATTCTTGTAATAAAGTTTTGAAAAGTCATAAGATATTTTTCCGTTTCACTATTTTCCTTGCAGAGTTTATATGATTCGTCAAAAATAGATTTTAACCCTTCAATTATCAGAGGGGTCAAAATAGTAAGCAAACGTGCTCCCCATTCATTCTTTGATTCGTGTAGCGAACTAACATTAAAATCATCCATAATGTAAATATTATATGAAATATTTTCATTATTTAAACTTATTGCTAAATATGAGTCCATTCTTGCGGAAAATTATCGTTTTATATCCTTTAAATATTTTGTGAGCATTCATCGTCACGTATTTGTAATTATTTTTTTGGTGAATTTTTCGGTCTTAACTTTTTTTAAAAAAGTACCCTGGCTTTTCGATTTTGGACATTTTTTTTATGTCCATTTTTGAAAAACCAAAGAAAGTTTTGTAAAAGACCCTCTACAATCAGATGTCTGAGCATAATGCTCTTATTTTCAAAAAAATGTGAAAAAAAGTGTTACGATAAAATTTTTATACTTTTTTGAAAATAACTTAAATTTATTTTATTATGCTACTTTAAGAAATAAATGGACATTTTTGGAAATAGCAAAAGTAGCAAAAAATATTGTTGTGAAAATTGTAACTATTCTACGTCACGTAAATCTAACTATGAAAAACATCTATCAACCGATAAGCATAAAATTTCCAAAAATGGAAATTTGGAAATAGCAACAGTAGCAGATTTTGATACTTATGAACACAAATGTAACTATTGTAAACAACAATATAAGACTAATAGTGGTCTCTGGAAACATACAAAAAGATGTAAAATTTTAAACAAAACCAAAATGATTATTGATGTCATTAAAGACGATAAAAACGTTCAGGATTTTCTGTTTGAACAAAATAAACTTCTCATTGAACAATTATCACAACAAAATAAAACTCTCATGGAACAAAATACTAAACTATTTGAAATTGCTCAAACTTCTAATGGTGTAAATAATCAAATTGGAACTATGAACAATAATGTTAACTGTAATAATAAATTCAACATTAATGTGTTTCTAAACGAGACTTGTAAAGATGCAATTAATCTAACAGATTTTGTTAATCAAATCACTCTCAGTTTAGAAGACCTTGAAGAAACCAGCAAAGTTGGATATGCCGAGGGAATTAGTAACGTGTTTATCAGAAACTTAAAAGATATTGACTATAAACAGAGACCTATTCATTGTAATGATTATAAAAGAGAAGTACTATACATTAAAGATGATAACCAATGGGTTAAGGATAATAAAGAGAAACTAACAAATGCTATAAAAGTTGTCGCAAATAAAAATCTTAAACAAATACCTAATTGGCAAAAAGCTAACCCAGAATATAATAATCCCAAATCTAAACAAAATGATAAATATATGAAAATGTTATGTGAAGTTATGTCTGGATCTTCTAAAGAAGAGCAACAAAAGAATTACAATAAAATCATTAAAAATATTTCAAAAGAAGTAATCATTGATAAAGACATGTTTGCATGATAATATAATATACTACGTAAATAATAAGCATATTATATAAATGTCATATTTTCTAAACACATTTTATCAAGAAAAGTAAAGTTTATTACAAACATCAATAGTAATTTTTCATTTCTAAATTCTTTTCTTATTTTATTAAATGCTATTAATAATTCATATCTTTTATCTTGTTCTAATACAAAACAACCATCTTCAATTAGTTTAATTATATCTAATGTGTTATAAGCTTTTTCGTATAATTTAGTTACAAATATTTGTAACTCTTCATCAGTCATATTAGGATTAACATATTTTTGTATTTCCTTTTTTAACCATTCGCTTCTTTGATTTTTAATATCTGTTAGTTTAAAAGTCTCTTCAATATTGTATTTATATAAATTTATTGTCCTTCCTTTATATTCGGGTTCAGGTATATAGATTTCACAAAAACGTGATAAAATTGGCTTTAATAGTTTATATTTATCTTCTACAATTATAAAAAATCTAGTATTATGACTGAACAACTCAATACAACGTCTTAAAGCAGATTGAGCATCCATTGTTAGTTTATCTCCATTAAACAATACTATACTTTTGAATGTATCCCCTCCATTTGAATGAATATGTGTTTTTGCAAAGAATTTTAATTCTTCTCTAATAAACTTAATACCTTTACCGTGAGCACAATTAACATACATTACAAGGTCTTTTATTTTCTCTCTATTCCCATCATAAATTAATGAAATAAAATCATTTACAATTGTACTTTTACCAGAACCACTTGGACCATTAAATATAATATTTGGAATTTTATGGTTTAAATAGAAGTATTTTAATTTTTCTTTTATAGTTTGATGAATTTCTAATGACATTTATTGTGTTAACTATTATTATTTAACTCTTTTTATATTTTAATATAACGTATTTATTATTTATCTTATCTATCTTTTAAAAGATAGGTAGCCAGAGACTTGTAATATAACTCGTAAGATAGATTTGGGGCCAAGTCAGATTCTTTCATTGTTACTGAGCAACCACCTGTTTCTAATGCAGATACATCAAAACTAGTTATACCAAAATCTAATGCTGTATGAATTATTTGTTCCACTTCATGTTCTCTTCCTGGTTTAACATGTAAATGTAAAGATATATTACTATAATCATTTTTTATTTCATCTCTTTTCAAATTTAATATAATATAATTTAGATCATCTGCTGTTAGGGTTCCACATGTATCTGATAAACATAATATATCTGGTTTTAATTCTTGGTATTTTAGTATTTTTTCAATAATAATATTATTATCAATTTTACCTTCAATTGGACATTCATTGATACATGATACATATAATTTTACAGTACTTTTTTCTTGTTTATCATCTAAAATACGCATCATATTATTTAATTGTTGAAACGTTGTATCTAGTGTCATTTTTGTGTTTTTCATTTGAAAACTCTCCGAAACAGATGTAATAAATGAAAAACAACTTAATCCTATAAAATTATTAATATTGTTAAATCGGGTTTCATTTGGAATTAAAATAAAATTATTAATTTTTGGTTCATCTGGCTCTTGTAAACTTGTAAGTTGACAATGTTCAATATAATTATAAAAGGAATCACTATTCTTAAATATAGGAAGAACTTTACTAGATACAATAGAACCAATTTCCATATTTTTTGGTTGATACTTTTCTTTAATTTTAAAATATAAATTAATTTTATCAATTGGCATCATTGTTAGTTGTTTTTCTCTAGATAACCCTTGTAAACCATCTCTTAAAGTAACATCAAATGGTCTAACTTTAATTAATTTATTTACAAATTTATTGGTTAAATGTTTATTACTATGGCAAAATTCCATAAATGATTGAGCACATTTGGGGTAAAATAATATTTTAGACATTGTGTATTAAAATATTATAACAAATCTTTAAACCCATTTTTAGATATTTGAGTTTTATAAATTTTTATAATCGTCAACATACATAAATTTAAATCCACCAGTCGTATTTCTTTTTCCTTTACAACATGAAGAAATATGACTTACTTGTATATTTAGTTCTTTAGATGCTAAGGTAAGTGTATTATATGTTTTTATAAAATTATTATTAATGTCTAATTGCACTACAATTTTGTTACTATTTTCAATGATAGTATAATCTTTTGTTTCATCATAATCGTCTTTTAATAAAAATCTAAATCCGCCAGCTGTTAAATTAGTATTTTTACAAACTGAAGAAATATTTTGTCTTTTAATATTTAATATTTTAGATGCGTCATTTATTGAATTAAATTCATTAATTATATTCATATCTAAGTCAAATTGAATTATTGATTTTGTTATTGATGATAGTTTATTATCAATTGCATGTTGTATATTTTCTGGATGTGTTGTCCATTCCAAATTAGCTACTTTGTTATTTAATTTGTTACCATCTTTATGATTAACACAAGGTTTATTTTCTGGATTTGATATAAAAGTTTGTGCAACTATTCTATGAACCAGAAATTCTTTTTTATTAAATGATGTTGATAAATATTCACCAGATTTATGTCCATATGTAATTTTATTATTATTATATTTTATTTTTCCATTTGTAGATACAAAAATATTTTTAATTTTATTTGAATATATTAGAGGTATTTCTTTCCAAATTTCATTTTTGATATCATCTATATCAATATCATAACACCATTTATAACCATACGCATAATCTTTATTATTTTTACATACATCTGAAATATTTTTATATAATGTCCTTTTTGAGTGTAATTTATGTATATTATTTTGAATGCACCAATCAATCGCATCTTTTAAAAAATTATATTTTTGAATTTTTTCACCATCTATTGATAATCTCCAAACTAAATTATTTAAATGTTTAAATTTATGTTTTTCCTTCTTTTTTGTATTTTGTTCATAATATGTAGCCCATTCAATATTTTCTACTCTATTATCATTACGAATAAAATTTTTATGATGTATTGTTTTTTTATTATTTTTGTTTTCAATAAATGCTTCTCCTACTAACCTATGTACTAAAACACTTTTCTGTTTATCTTGATCATTAATAATACATAGACAAACATATCCTGCGTGATTCAATCTTAATTTTAAATATTTTAAGGTGTTTTTATTTCTTATATTTCCTAAAGAACTAATTTCATATCTTGAAAAATTATGTATATTTTTCCATTGTTCATCCATTATATATAATATGTATAGATATATTACCATATATCTATATTATTTATATTATTTATATTATTCATACTGAACTTGTTAAACTATGAGTGTAAGGATTTTGCTTAAATGCAGACAATAGGTCTCCGGAAATTCTGTCACAACCTTGACATTGGTCGTAATACTGTGGTGCCTGCGCAATTTTTCCATAAGTTTTTACTGATGGACCATTTGGAACGACAGATTGAGGGGCCCATAATCTATTATTTTCTCTGTCTGAATCAAGTCGTGACATTGTAATATTAATTTGAGGATTAAAATGTTTTGCATTTCCTTGGTTAACACGTCCAGCAATGCTCTTTTCCTTTGCTTCATTGTTAGTCTGTCTATAAACAGAATCATATTGACGATTACCATGTTTAGATGATATACCCATTAAATGGTCATGATTAACAGTGTCTCTTTGATTAGCAATTGGTTGCTGTTCATTAACTAAATAACCGGCATTATCTCTTTGATTATTAATGTATCCATTCGGTTGATAAAGTGTAGTTTCTTTAATTGTTGTATTTGGAGCATCACCGGGTGTCATAACATAGTTACCCGGAACTTCTCCTCCAATATTACCATAAACACGCATATTACAAGAGTATTCTTCTTTTCTAGATGGTTTTAATATATCCATAATTGGAGCAATAACTGCCCCTACAGCTTTTGAAAACCCTGAACCAAATGTTTGGGGTTGTTGATTGACAGAACGATTATTCTCATAATTTGTATGACTATTATGATTATTATCTACGGATTGATGTTGTAATGGTGCTGAACGTGTAGCAACTGAATGACCAACATCAAATCCTTCTAATTGAGTTCTTTTTGTTTCTTCATGACGCGTAGGAACATAACTGGCAGTTTTAAGAACAGCATTGGGTGTGCCGTGTTGATAAGTAGTTGTTTCATTTCTTGTAGATGGTTTGACAATATAGTCAGGAACTAATTGACCAGCTTTCTCAGCACCAGTTGTAGTTAACCAACGATCTTGAGTATTAATAAAAAAGGTGTCTGGTCTGTATTTTTCAATTTTTCCTTCAATTCCGACATTTTTTATTTGGCTTTGTGCTGGTCCTTGTAGTCCATTTAAGTCGTATTCTTGTTTTGGATTTGTAGCAACGCGTAATTCATCAACTGTTTTTGGTAACCATTTATCACGTGCCTCCATACCAGCATTGAAACCATGACTCCCATCTGCGGTATAACCTTTATCTAAACCTGGTCCAACACGAATAGATTCAAATGGTTTAACCATGTTATTCTTATTTACAGGATTTTGTCGTGATTGATAAAAGTCACTCATATCTGGCATACCATATGTCCATTGAACATTTTCTTGAGGTTTAAAAAGAGGTGCTTGTTCAATTTTTTTAATAACTTGAGAACCGTTTCCAACATAATTATCTAAAATAGTCTCGGCATTGTTATTATTATAAATTTGTCCTTTTGGTTTTGCTCCATTAAATGGTACCATATTGTTGTGTGTAAACATTTTTGTATCCATATAGTCACCACTTAATGAATAAAATTGCTGAATATTATTACTAACTGGTATACCAGCTCTTTGTTTTTGTTCATAAGCGTTTTGATTAAAATATTTATCAGTGGCCGTATTTGGATTGGGATATTCTTGAACATTATCAATAAGTTCTTTATTATTCATGATAGGATAATTTTGGGGAGGAACATTTGTGTTAGGAAGATAATTACTAAATTTAGATTCAGGTAGTTTTTCTTGTAAGTTAGTTCTAATACCCATATTGTTAAAGGATTCTTTCATATTAGATTTTTTTGTTAGACCTTCTTTATTTTGATTTGAAATAACATACATTCCACCTAATGCAACTAATGGTATAGCTAATTCCATATTATATATATAGGTTTAAAAAAAAAGTATTAAAACATAAAATATATGTGAATAAATATATATTTTATAAAACTACTTAAAGACCTTTAAGTTAAATTAAATATTATAATTTTGAGCAATCACTTCTACACATACTTGTTCCCACTACATTCTTACCTTTGTATTGGCTATTATACACGTCTATTGGCAATGTATAAACTTGATTATTTTCTTGAACACATTGATATTCTCTTTTAAAATTATCCTTTTCTAAAATTCTTGTACTTGTATAATTTTGAAAAGGCATCTCTGTATGTGTCTGTGGATTTTTTGGAAGTATATAGGTATGATTTTGTTGTAAATCTCTCGCAGTCCATGCCGGCATTATTGCTCTACTTTGTTCTGTTGTTAAAAATGTATCACATATTGGATAATCTATCGGAGATGCATAAACAGTTTGACGTTTAAATTTTTCTTGATTTACACAATCTCTTGTTAGTTGTCTATCTATTCCTAAAAGGGAACTTTGAATATCTATTGAATGTGTCCATAAATTACCACCCCATTTCTGAGGAATTATTTGAGGGTCTAACATAAAACATGGTTTTAAACCATTGCCTGGAGTATCTAAATACCATCTTTCTTGGTCAGTTTGTTGTTGTAATTGTTTTATTATTCTCGCCTCATCATCATGAAATCTTGTAAAAGCCATTATTATATAATATATAATAATATTTTCTACACTATATTTTAAATTATATTCATTTTATTTTTATTTTAATAATATTTATATTAGTAATATTATTAATTACGAACTTATTTCTTTAGCTAATACTGATGAATCATTAATTAACTTGATTAAAGGATTAGTTATTAGCAGATTTTTACATAAAAAACTATTTCCTCTTTCTTTTCTTCCTCTTTTTCTTCACCTTCTTTTACGCCTAATTCTAATGCTCGTATTTCTTCCTGAACTTCCAATCAACCCTTCGGTCAATAGTAAATAGACCATAACAGCAACTAAAATGTTCGCATTTAGACTTCAATCAGTATTTCGCTGATACGCCAAAAGAGCCAACTAAAATAGTTGCTAAACTAATAAAAAAAACTGCGTCGTATGTTTGTATCCAACTCATACTATAATATAATATTATAATTAACTAAAATTACAACTATTTTGACTGATTACATACCAATTATCCGTTGCCTGTCTATAAATCATCTCAAAAGAAGAATTAACATTAGTCATAAAACAAGTAGTAAAGTTAGACCCTGATGTTGTATTAAAGGTTTGACTTCCTGATGCTAAAACACTTAAACCTACTGATTGATTTAATTGATAAAATAAGAACCCTGCTGTTGTTTGAGCGTTTGTAGCGTATAAAGTAGAAGAACCATTATAAACAATACAATTCCAACGATTACCTACTGGTATTGCTGGTGCTTGTATAGAACCTCTGTATAATATATCAGTTCCACCACTTTCTAAAATAGTAAAAGTATCACCTGTATTTGGTATAAAAACAAACTTCGTTATAGGATATTGAGGCGAAAAATCAGGTATATTATTTAAATCCCAACTACTAACATTCCAAGAAATATATACTCCGTAATTATCCGTCCAAGTAGGATAGGTTAATGGATTTGTAAAACTTCCACCAACCCAAACTCCTGCTGAACTATATGGAGTAAGAGCATATACAGGGGCGTTTAGAGTTGTTCCAATACCAAAATAAGAATTAATAGTAAAACCATTAAGAGTTTGATAAGTTAATATATAAGGAAATCCTGTTGAACCGCTACTTGTAGTTGAGTTAGTAAAATCTCCGCCTACAACAATAAACGAACTATTAGGGTCTTGCGTTATTGAATATACAGCAGTTCCACCAGTAAATCCGCCTCCTGTCGTATTATCAAAAGCATACCAAGTATTAGTGCTATATTCAAAAGTAAAAAACTTATTACTTACTCCTGAACTACCAAAAAACGCATCAAAAGCACCACCTATATACAAGCAAGAATTACCTGTATTATTATAAAAGCATTTTACCTCTCCGTTTAATCCCATAGAACCAGTAGTCATATCAAACGAAGAGTTTGCTGTATCAATTCCAAAAAGATACTGATAAGTAGAAGTAAATTGTCCTCCTACCGCCAAATAAGAACCACTATTATATTCTTGAAAGCAGTTAATACGACCTCCGTAAGAACCTTGTAAAGTCCAACTTGCTCCTCCATCATTAGTATAATAAACATTACCGCTTTCAGTTCCAACCCACCAGTAAGTATTAAAACTATACCAAGAAGCAGTAATATTTTCTATTGTCCCCCAATCTCCAACATTACTATTTTCCCAATTAGGTTGTTTTCCAAGATTAACACCAACCCATCTTAATTTATCCTCAACAAGAGTAGGCGAAGCGTAAGACGGAAGAGTATAATATTCATTTACACCTTTTACATAAAAGTTATTTTGAGGAGTTGCTATTGTATTACATTCTGTAATGTTATTACTATTACAATCCAAAGTAGCACCCAAAGCAACTGATGCTGAATTAGCGTTTAAGGTTAAATAATCTGTTATTCCTGAACCAGTTTGAACTGCTAAATCTATTCTACCTCTTACTGAACCACTTGCGATTACAGGAGCGTTTTGATGTATTCTTGCGTATTCTGTTTTAGTTCCAGCACTATTTTTTCCGTAAAAACTCATTCTATTAAACTCGCCAGTTTGAGCGGTTCTTTGATTATAACATTCTTCATATAATATTCCAGTTCCAGTTCCAGTTTGATTTAAAGTTAGAACAGGATTATTACTTGTTCCGTTTCCATTCACTACTACTGAACCATCACTAATAGAAGTAGTTTGATTTGCTATTCCAGCATCACATAATAAAGTATTATTTACTTTCAAATTGTTCATCCTAATATTGTTAGTTGTATCATACCATATAGAACCAGTTGGTCCTCCAGTTGTTTGTGAGAAAGATAACGAAGTGGGATCAATAGCTCCTGTAACTAACAAATTACCATAAATAAGAATATCTTGACCTGTTACACCAATTCCTGTATATCCAACTCCTGTATTTCCTATTCCATTCATATTTATCCATTGACTTGCTCCAGTTGCTCCTTGTGCTCCTGTGCTTCCCTGTGATCCTGTGGCTCCAACTTGTGTATACATCACTTGTTGAACTGTAAGTATAATAGATGGAATACCTGGTCCATATGTAGGAGCAGCGTCTGCACTAATTAAGATATTACTATTATCTGATGTCCATACAATTCTAAAAGTGTCTGGTCCGGTCGTTGTTATAAACCAATTCCATGCAGCTACCGTAGGAGCATTAGATGAACTTAACTCTATAGAAGTATTGCTTGTAGGAACAGTTATACCACCTTGTTCTAACCATATCCAAATCGTGCTACCACTTCCTCCGCCAGTTGTTATTACTTGAGCTGAAAATTGAATATTATATGTTCCTGAAGCTGGAATATTTATAGTATCATTTGTGAAGGTAGTTGTTGACAGAGTAATTCCATTGCTTCCAGCTCCATCTACATATAGATTGTTAAAAAATGCCGTTTGTCCAATTGCAGCAGTCTGTCCCGCTGTAGAACCAAATGAACCATAATATCCAAGAGCTCCTCCAGTTCCTGTAGCTCCAACTAGTCCCTGTGCTCCAGTATTTCCTTGGATTCCAGTGTTTCCCTGTGCTCCAGTATTTCCTTGAGATCCTGTATCTCCTTGAGACCCAGTGTTACCTTGTGCTCCGGTATCTCCTTGAGATCCTGTAGCTCCTTGTGCTCCAGTGTTACCTTGTGATCCAGTGTTACCTTGTGATCCAGTGTTACCTTGTGATCCAGTGTTACCTTGTGATCCAGTGTTACCTTGTGCTCCTGTATCTCCTTGAGATCCTGTATCTCCTTGAAATCCTGTAGCTCCTTGATTCCCAGTGTTTCCTTGTGCTCCTGTATCTCCTTGAGACCCAGTGTTACCCTGTGCTCCTGTGTTTCCTTGTGCTCCTGTATCTCCCTGTGCTCCTGTATCTCCCTGTGCTCCTGTGTTTCCCTGTGCTCCTGTTGATCCTTGAACAATAATAGGTGTGTTTAAAATAATATTACTATAAGCATCTCCTTGTTGAAAATAAAGTTGAATATTACCAGTAACTGCTATCTCAAGAGTAATATACCTATTTGTTGTTGTATTAATGTTAAATGGCCCTGGATTTATAACACCATTTAAAATATATGGAGTTACAGAAGAAGAACTAACTGTAACGGTGCCAGTGGGTTGGGCTAAGATGTTTCCTGCCTCATCACTAATATTGACAATGCTTAGTGTTCCTCCACTCAATACCCCGCCATTAGTATCAGCATAAATAATACTTTGATATACTCCTCCAGAAATATCAAAAGTATTTGTAACATAAGGATTTAATCTAAATGCAATATTTCCTGTTCCTAATATAACAGTGGTACTTCCAGGTCCAGGTGTTTGAACATTAATAACTCTTTCTAATGCATATGGTGGTGAAGAACCCCAAGGAGGTGTTGAATTTGGGTCAAAATAGTTGTAATATAGTAATAACCCCGCTCCTCCAGCAATTCCCGGAACACCTTGAGAACCGGTTGTTCCTTGTGCTCCAGTAACACCAGGAGCTCCAGTAGGACCTCTACAACAAGGACCAGTAGCTCCTCTTAATCCTTGAGCACCTGTTGAACCTTGTTGTCCATAAGGTCCAAGTCCTCCCTGAGCACCTTTTTGACCTTGAGGTCCAGTAACGGTTTTAGCTAAATTAGCATTACAACATTTTTTGGCACCTAAATAATTTGAATAACTAGACATTATATTATATTTATAATATAATTTTATAAATATATTATAATTTTATGTTGATATAATGAAGGAATTATTGATGAAGTTGTTATTCTTATTTCTAAAGTTGTGTTGTAATTGTTGATTCATCATGAAGTCTAATAAATACATTTATTAGATTCAAAGATAGCAACAACCTGTTCTATTGTATAACTGGTAGGCATAGTTTAATATATCTTATTATTTCTCTTTAAGTAGTTTTATTTCAATTTTATTACAAAGTAGATGACCACTTATGTAGAGGGTAAAGGCACGAGACCCAATTTTATCTCACCAAGACTCGCTACATTATATTTAACAACTAAAGGAAGATCATTTTCTAAATAAACTTCAATTTGTGGACATAAATTTGTGCATTTAATAAAATATCCAAGATTTTTAAGAGAAAATTCGCCTTGAATTACCTTTGAAGAATCTTGTTTTAAAATGAATTTCATAGATTCATCAGCTTCGGCTCGGTGAATTTCAGCAGAGGCAAATTGTCCTTGACACTTAAAAATTAATTCATTTCCAACAGATTTAATCTCAAGTTTATCAGAAATACAAGATAAATCACGAATAATCTTCTGAAAATCAGAAGAAGGAAGATTAATAATGGAAGAAAACTTAACATCAGGAACCTCTAATTCGTCTTGTTCAGGTTCAATAAGTTTTAACTTTTGTGTCTTACATTGTTTAATAGTTCCATTTTCAAACCTAAGTGCTAAATGAGAAACGATTCCATCGGCATAATCATTATTTTCAATATAAATGGTTAAAGTATCGTCGTTATCAATTGAATTAATTAATTTAAACAAATGAAACATGTTAACTCCAATAATAATCTTCTCTTTTTTACATTCGTAAAATTCAAAATTAGAAGCAGCTAAATATAAATGAACTAAAATTGTATGAGATTTATCCATATTAATAATTCTGATTCCATCAGGTTGAAAAGAGATATTGGTCTCTAACAGAATATCTTTAAGAGCAGTCATTAATGTTCGGAAAGGAGCAATTTGAACAGTTTTAATAGTTAAAACGTTATTATTTGTAGATGCGTTTGTATTAATAAAATGAGACATTATATTTACAATTAAACGCAATTCTTTAAATACTTATGTTACAAAAATATTAGTATAAATAATATTTAATCTAATTTAACTTTTGGAACTCTTCGGTTTCCATATCCATGTGTTTTACGAGCTAATTGAGCTGCTTTATATCCCTTTGAACCTGGTTTACATCCTTCATATAATATATTATAATCAACTGCGCCAGCTTTACCAGATGTTAATGCGCTAGCTAAACGTGCTACACCCCATGATTGAGCAGTTTGATTTGGTCTTGATCCAGATGAATAATAAGCTCCAGCACCTTTATTTATAATTTTTGCTAAAGCAGCTTTTGAACATCCTGATTTTTTAGCTAACTCAACTGTTGCCCCAATTTTTTGAACACCATATACTTTTCTGGCTTTAAGAATATGTGAAGATGTTTTAGAATGAAATGATTTTACTGGTTTACGTGTATAATATTTTCCTTGTCTATATAATTTTTTTGATTTTATTAACATTTTTGTTTGTCTTTTCTTATCTCTGGCAGTTAATCTTTTTGGTAAATATCGTAAATTGATTTGTCTTTGTTTACGTGTCTTCATACTAATATAAAATAATATATTATTTGAAACTAACTTAAAGACTGGGTTTAAAGAATTATTAATGGAAGAAGAAAAAGTAAATACTATTGCAGAACTTATAAATGAATTAAGTATTAAGTATAATGATAAACCGTACATGATTCAACGTTTAGAAACACATTTATATAATTTGCCGAATATATTGGAACAAGAAAATAAAAAATATGATGAACGTATTACTAGATTCAACGAACTAACATTGGAACAAGATAATTTTTACAAAGTTTTTTTAAGTAAGCATCAATATTTCTATATGCCATATAATAGTATATATTATGAATATGATAGAAAAACATATAAAATTATAAAAGATGACGATATTCATTATCAATTGTTATCAACAATTACTGAGGAAGGAAAATTAATCCAATGGAAACATAAAACAAAGCAAAATATTATAAAAAAAATAAAAGAAAGGTCATTATTTAAATCAACTCCTGAAACATATACAATTCAAAATGTTCTAGGTTTTTTACAAACAATTTTTCAGACTAAAACAGAGTCAAAATATTTTTTAACGATTATTGGTGATTGTATTCTAAAAAAGAATAATGATAATTTATTGTATTTTGTTAGTTCAAATCTAAAAAAAATAATTACATTAATTGATTCTATTGTTTATGTTACAACAGGAAATTCTATAATGAACAACTTTATTACAAAATATCATGATAATCATAAAATAAATTTATATCGTTTGATTAAAATAAATGATACAACGAACTCATTATCAATTGATATTGTTAAAGAAGTTTTAAATAATATTGGTATAGACCTATTTTGTGTAGCAACACATTATTCAGAAAGATATGGAAATGCTGATAATTATTTAAATTCAAAAGTAGAAGTTGAAATAAAAAATCATGTATTATATTTTGTTCAAAATTCAGTGCAACATATTGTAAGTGAATTTATAGAGCAGTGTATTGTTGAAACAGTAGTTTCAGAATCAAATATAAGTTGGAAAAATATGCATTATATATGGAAACTTTATTTATCAAGTTTAAATATTCCAAACATGATTTATTCACAACAATTGCAAGATTTATTAACGAATGAACTTCCTCATAAAAATGATTCATCAAATGTTATCTTTACAAATGTAACAAGTAAATTTTTGCCTAATGTTAGTTTGTTCTTATCTTTTTGGGATAAATATATAACAATTATAAATGACCAAAGTGTAGATGATGAATATGAAGTAGACGAATTAATGACATTATACAAAAATCATGATAAGAAAGTAGGCCAATTAAGTGATACAAATATGATTAAAATGATTTGTCATTATTTTTCTCCTCAAGTTGAAGTAATAGATAATAAATATATAACTAACATTAAATGTAATTTATGGTGTAAAAATGAAGATGTTAATGCTTTTTTACAAGATTATAAATTTCACAAGTGTACGAATTTAGCGAATATAGGTTTGAATCCAACTCTGGATATTATTAGTTTTGATGATTTATATCAATCGTATAAAAAATATATTAATGCGAAAACAATAGTAGAGCAAAAGATAAATCTGATTGTGTCAAAACAGTTTTTTGAGAAATATATAACAAATCAGTTATTTGATTTTATTAAATTTGAAAAATTTGTTTCTTCAGAATGGTTAGTAAATTAAATAATTTAAGAATTTATATAAATTTGTAAATTATTATGTAATTTAGGCCATTAAAGCTCTGTTTTCTACATTTGCTGGAGATAAATATGGCATTTGTTTACCAGTTCCACCCATCATTTTTCTGTGTCTACGTCTGCGTCCTCCGACTAATGCTCGGTCTAAAGGTGAAAAAGTTTGAGGTTGAACATCTTGCATCATATAACTAGAATTAGCTTCAGCAGGAGATAAAGACATCATGCCTCCGCGCATTCTACGGCTGCGTCTGCGTCCTCCGACTAATGCTCTATCTAAAGGTGAAAAAGTTTGTGGTTGAACATCTTGCATCATATAACTAGAATTAACATCAGAAGGTGATAAAGCAGAATATCCTGAACCGCCCTTCATTTTCTTGTGTCCTTTACGATGTTTCTTTGTTCCAACCTTGACATATCCAAATTTACCCTTTTGAGTGCCATAACCATACTTTAAAAGTCGCATCTCCTTTTTAGCGCTAAAGTGTTTTGATTTAGAAACGATACGTCCGTGAGACATCATAAGGTCATTTTTAGTGAGACCTCCGGATGTTCTTTTGGCAGTTCCATTCCAAACTTGACGACGAGAACCAATAGTTTGAGTCATTATAAGATAATTAAAGAAAAAAAAGTAAATTTGTCTAAATAATAATAATTAAAACGCATTCAAAATCTGTGTTCAAAACTTATTTCTTAATGGTCTTGGTAGTCCTCCAGGCTGTCCTTCCCATCCTCCAAGATAATTAAGAGTAACAGGTTTATAAAAATTGCCATAAGTTGTTCTTCCTCCTAAAGTTCCAGTAATAGCTCGTGCGATACGTGTATTTTCAGTTTGAGATGGATCGTTCCAACCCTGTTTGATAGGATTGGCTCTTTGTGGTATACATCCACATAATGTTCCTTCAGTAATATCATCTCCATTATTAATATTATCATAAGTTTGATTTGTGTTAAATGATTGATAATATTGTCTGATTAATGCTCTACTAATAAATAATCGTAGATTTCCTTTGTTACCGGGTGTAAATCTATTATTGTTATATCTTGTCATCTAATATATAATAATAAATAATTTGTGAGGTTTGTGTGCAAAATAATATATATTATTAAATTTTGAACTTAAATGCTCTTTAAGTAGTTTTAAAAATAATATATATTGTTTGAAGAAGTTCGAAAAAAAGTCGGCGCCAAAAATGAAAATGGACATTTTAAAAATGTCCAAAATTGAAAAACTGAAAAAAGTTTTGAAAAAAACATGTCGAAGTCACTTTGTGACGAGAATGCTCTCGTTTTAAAAATTTCGTGAAAAAAAGTGTGACGATAATTTTTTGATTTTTTTTTGTAAATTGCTTAAAAACAATTTCTTAGGTGATATTATGGAAACTTTAGGTGACAAAAATCCGGCATTTTCCGGCCATAAATTTTCATGTTCATTATGTAACTTTCATACAAGCAAGAAAAGTCATTATAACGAACATCTTTCCACACTGAAACATAAAAATCAGTTAGTAGGTGACGTCCAGCTAACAAATCCGGCGTCTTTCCGGCCACCGGGTAAATTCTGCTGCTCTAATTGTTCTAGACCATATCAATCACGTAATGGTCTTTGGAAACATCAAAAAAAATGTTTTGAAGATTCTGGTGGCGAAAATTCTGCCGATATTAAACAAAGTCTATTATCTGATAAAGAACTCATGATGATGTTAGTTAAACAAAATACACAACTTATGGAAGTACTCAAAAACGGTACTCATAACAACACTCATTCCAATAATACTAACAATAATCACTCTCACAACAAAACATTCAATCTACAATTTTTCTTAAACGAAACTTGTAAAGATGCCATGAATATTGGGGATTTTGTTAGTTCTATTAAACCACAATTAGAAGATTTGGAAGCCACTGGGAGACTAGGGTATGTTGAAGGCATTTCTAATATTATTCTCAATAACTTAAAAACATTACAAATTCATGATAGACCTATTCATTGTTCGGATCAAAAAAGAGAAGTTATTTATATCAAAGATAACGATGAATGGACCAAGGAAGATGATGATAAACCTATACTAACAAAAGCCATTAAAGTTATTGCCAATGAAAATATTAAAAATATTAAAGAATGGAGAAATGAATATCCAGACTGTACAAGTGCGGATTCAAAGAAGAACAATTTATATTTAAAGATTGTTAGTAACTCAATGTCTGGAATTTCAGCCGCAGAAAGCAATAAAAATATAAATAAAATAATCAGTAATGTAGCTAAACAAGTAGTAATTGACAAAACAGGCAGAGACACCCTACACAACCCGTAGCGTTTTAACACTGTAATAAATAAAATTGAAACAATTTAAATATAAAAGTCCAAGGTATATACACAAGACAATGAGCGCCACTGACGATAATACACTATACTTTGACGTCCAACAAAAGACTGACAAACAGCATATTTTAGATAATCCTGATACATATATCGGGTCTGTTGAAACAGTAGACGCCGATATGTGGATTATGAATGAAACAAGTGATAAAATTATTGAGAAGAATATTAGCTATATTCCAGGATTATTCAAATTATTTGATGAAGGCATCGTAAATTGTAGAGACCATGTTGTACGAATGCAATCAAAGATTGATGCAAATGTAGAGAATTCATTGCCGGTTACTTATATTGATATTGCTATTCAAGAAGATGGCACTATTGTTATGATTAATGATGGCAACGGCATTGATGTAGTTCAGCATCCAGAATATAAAACGTGGGTTCCTGAATTGATATTTGGACATTTACGAACTTCCACAAATTATAATAAGGAAGAGAAGAAGATTGTTGGTGGAAAGAATGGATTTGGATTCAAATTAGTATTGATTTGGTCAACATATGGTACTATTGAAACAGTTGACCATATTCGTGGACTAAAATATACTCAAGAATTCAGAGATAATCTTGATACCATTTGTCCTCCAAAAATTACAAAGGCATCCAAAGCAAAACCATATACTAAAATTAGTTTCAAACCAGATTATCTGCGATTAGGAATTAATGGCCTAACACCTGATATGATTGCTCTATTGAAAAAGAGAGTCTATGATATCTCAGCAGTCACTGATAAAACTATCAAGGTAAAGTATAATTCAGCAATTATTCCTACAAAGAACTTTGAACAATATATTAATTTATACATTGGAGAAAAAACAGCATCTCCAAGAGTATATGAGGAAGCAAATCCTCGTTGGGAATATGCTGTAGCGTTAACACCTACAAATGAGTTTATTCAGGTATCGTTTGTAAATGGTATTTATACTTCAAAGGGAGGGAAACATGTAGAGTATATTCTTAATCAAATTACTAGAAAATTAGCTGATTTTATTGAGAAGAAGAAGAAGGTAAAAGTTAATCCAAACTCAATCAAGGAACAATTGATTTTGTTCTTGCGTTGTGATATTGAAAATCCAGCATTTGATAGTCAAACCAAGGATTTTATGAATACTCCTATGGTTAAGTTTGGCTCTAAATGTGATGTAAGTGATAAATTTATTGAAAAAGTAGCAAAGATGGGTGTAATGGATGCTGCTTGTGCAATCACAGAAGTAAAGGAAAATAAGGCGGCTAAAAAGACAGATGGAACAAAGAGTAAGAAAGTGAGCGGTATTCCTAAATTAGATGACGCTAATTGGGCTGGAACTGACAAATCAAGAGATTGTATGATTATCTTTTGTGAGGGAGATTCAGCAAAAACCGGTGTTATTTCTGGATTATCATCTGAAGACAGAAATACAATTGGTGTTTATCCTCTTAAGGGTAAGGTAATGAATGTAAGAGGTGAAGCAGTTAAAAAAGTATCAGAAAATAAAGAAATAGCCGAAATTAAAAAGATTCTCGGATTAGAAACAGGAAAGGCATATAACACAATTGAAGATGTTCATAAGAATCTTAGATATAGTAAAGTTGTGTTTATGACTGACCAAGATTTAGATGGTTCTCATATTAAAGGGTTGTGTATTAATTTATTTCAAAATGAGTGGGCTAGTTTAACTCATATTCCAGGATTCATCGGATTTATGAATACTCCAATTTTGAAGGCAAAGAAAGGTAATCAAGAACTGAAGTTTTATAATGAAGGCGAATATGAACAATGGAAATCCAATAGCGAAACAAAGGGATGGACGATAAAATATTATAAGGGTCTTGGTACTTCTACTAAAACAGAATTTAGAGAATACTTTGAAGAGAAGAAATTTGTGGGTTTTGAACATACTGGTGTAACAAGTGATGATGCAATTGATATGGTATTTAACAAGAAAAGAGCAGATGATAGAAAAACATGGTTAGAAACCGTTTATAATAGAAACAGTTTTGCTGACACAAGTAAAGCAATGATTCCTTATGAAGAGTTTATTAACAAGGAATTGATTCATTTCTCAAAATATGATTGCGACCGTAGCATTCCAAATTTAATGGATGGTCTTAAGACAAGTTTGAGAAAGATTTTGTATTGTGCGTTTAAAAGACGATTATCTGGTGAGATAAAGGTCGCACAATTTTCAGCATATGTTTCGGAAAATTCAGCATATCATCATGGTGAAGAAAGTTTAAATAAAGCTATTGTTGGAATGGCTCAGAACTTTGTAGGTTCAAATAATATTAATTTACTATTTCCATCTGGACAGTTTGGGTCTAGAATTAAGGGCGGTCAAGATGCGTCTAGTCCAAGATATATCTTCACGCGTCTTGAAAGAATTACTAGATGTATCTTTCCGGAACAAGATGATAAAATTTTGAAGTATTTAGATGATGATGGAACACCAGTAGAGCCACAATTTTATGTTCCAATTATTCCAATGGTTTTGGTAAATGGTTCAAAGGGTATTGGTACTGGATTTAGTACTGAAATTATGTGTTATAATCCGAAAGATATTATCAGGTATTTAAAGAATAAACTAGAAAATATTTTAGATGATAATATTGAGTTCTTACCTTATTATGATGGATTTAATGGAGTCACTGAAAAAATTAGTGATACAAAATTTGTATTCAAAGGAAAATATGAAAATATTGATACAGATAGAATTAGAGTAACAGAATTACCAGTGGGTTACTGGACAGAAGATTTTAAAGAATTATTGAGTGAACTTCAAAATGATAAAGATAAAGAGGGCAAAAAGATTGCTCCTGTTGTAAAAGATGTATTTGAGAATTATACGGATACAACTGTTGAATTTATTATTACATTTAGCAAAGGTAAACTTGATGAATTAGAAGCAAACAAGGGAGACCATGGATGTAATGGCTTGGAAAAATTGTTGAAACTATATTCCACAAGTTCTACTACAAATATGAATTTGTTTAATTCCGAAGATAAATTAAAGAAGTATGAAAGTGTTGAAGAAATCATTGATGATTATTATGAAATTCGTTTGGAATATTATGAAGATAGAAAAGAATATATGATTGATGCTTTGGAGAAACAAATTATGATATTATCAAACAAGGCAAAATATATAAAGGAAGTATTGGATGGAACAATTGATTTGAGAAAGAAGAAGAAGCAAGAAATTATTGATATGCTTGTAGAAAAAGAATATGATACTGTAGACGATGATGAAGAGTTCTTGTATTTAGTCCGAATGCCAATGGATTCAGTATCAGAAGAAAATGTGGAAAAATTGATGAAGGAACATCATGAAAAACTTGATGAATTGGAACGTATAAAGGCAACTACAATTGAGCAAATGTGGTTATCAGAATTAGAGGTTCTTGAGAATGAATATCAAGAATATCAAAAGGAAAGAGAACAAGCTCAAATTGGTGAAATTAAAGTATCAAAGAAGAAGATTACAAAAGTAGCTGGTGGAGCAAAGAAAGTTATTAAGAAAATGTCAAATATTGAAGTAGTAGAAGAAGAAATTGTTGTTCAGCCAAAGAAGAAAATTGTAAAGAAAGCTGTAGTATCATCTAACATTTAATAAATGTAAATATAACAAACATAAAAGTTTGAAATTGTAAAAATCTTGTATCGTAAGAATAGTTTTGTATTTCATGTAATTTATCATATATTTTTTCAATTACTTTTTTTTGATTTGTTTTTGCTTCGCTTAAGTTTGATTATTAAGATATTTATATTTGTTTGTTGTTCTTCTATTAATTCTTGTAAACATGCAAAATCATCTTTTGTTTCGCTTGCTTTAATTTCGTATTTCTGTTTAATGGAAGATATCTTATCTAATTCTGCTGGTTCGGTTTGCATTCAATAATATCTCTTTTTTTTTGACTTTAAGAAATGAAACAAACTAACAACAGGCCTTTAAGCATTTGAATAATTTATTATTATATCTTTAAATACATATGAAAAATTATAATATTATTTAACGTATTTTTATTAACTGGGTGTTTGTTTGATTAAATAGAACTTATATATTATTAAGTCGTTACTTAATAATAATTTATTTAACAATTATTGATGGTTAGAATAAATATAATAATATTATTAATAAAACAACTTAAAGACAATATAGCATAGTAATATGTAGTGAATAGTTAGTCACTACATATAGTACCTGGTTAGCTCAGTAGGTAGAGCGCCAGCCTTTTAAGCTGGTGGTCGAGGGTTCGAGCCCCTCATCGGGTGTTTTTAATATAAATTTATTGAATACTTAATAAGCATTCAATACATTATATTATTTAATTGTATCTTTTAGTTCTTCTTTTTGATTTAGAACGTCTTCTTTTTGTTTTTTTATGTTTTTTTCCACCATATAAAGAACCATCATTTTCAATCTCAATTTCCTCTTCACTAATCCCTTCTTCTGTCAAAGATTGTTCATGTCTTTGTGTCATAACAGATTTAGAACCTATTCCTATATCAGCCATAATTCCTACAATTACTTTATTTGGTTCGTTAAATGCTTTAATCGGTCCTAATCTCTTATATGAACGAACTTTAATAGTATCTCTTATAAAAACTATATCGCCTACATTCATATCTAACTGTTCTTTATATGCATTAACGCATACACATAGATATTGAGTAGTATATACACGAATTATTTTAAAAGCAAGCAGGTCATCCACCCATATTAACTTAACCATTATATAATATAATTATATAATAAATTTATAAATAATATATTATTAAATATATTAAATAAACAACTTAAAGACACTACATATAATAATATGTATCAGATTGGCGCAGAGGCAGCGCGCAAGGCTCATAACCTTGAGGTCAAAGGATCGAAACCTTTATCTGATATACATTTGCTTCCTTAGCTCAGTTGGTTAGAGCATTCGGCTGTTAACCGAAAGGTCCTCGGTTCGATTCCGGGAGGGAGCGTTTTAATGTAAAGTTTTATTATTGCTTTACATTAAAATACTTAATTTAGTATAACATTAAAACCATTTTGGCATTAAATAATTATTTTTATCTTTTTGATTTGCAACAATTGGCGTAGAAAGTGGAACAGCCAATGTACTAACATCATACAAATATTTCATATAACTCTGGGCTTCAGAATAAACATGATAAACACAATAATCTAACACAATTTTGTTTAGCTCTTCAATTTGCCCTGCAATATTATAAGGTTGATTTGCAGCATGCTGTAAAAATACACTTCTCATAATAATCTTAAGTGTATCACAATCTTGTGGACCAACAATATATTGATTATTAGACTTATTATAAACTCCAGCTCTTATTCCATTCTGAACAATTTGTATATTGTCTTTAGAAAAATATGCTTTAGATAACGGAGTTTCATCCCATTGACCTAATGTTGGTTCCCTAAATGTAGCACATTGATTCGCAGGTATTTTATCATATATCGCAAATAAATTACTTATATCAGGACCTTGCGTTTTATTAATTATATCAACACGTCCATTAGAACTTTTATAACTATCCATATTATAATACATTCATAAAAAAATATATATTTTTCAACATTTTCAACTAACAATCAAATAAATATTCAGCTATAATTGTCTTTAAATATTTAGCTATACTTGTCTTTTACAAAAGAATTTAATATATTTTCTATACTTTTCTTAAAAGTATATATATATAGAAATGAATTTTCAAAAAATAGTACTAACAATGGCTACAGTATTACTAATAACGATATTAGTAGTAATAGGTATATTCTTATCTAAAGCAAGTAGTGAACAAACATGGCCTCCAATTATTGGCGAATGTCCTGATTATTGGATTGATATGTCAGGAAATGGTGAAGCATGTTTTAATAGTAAAAGTTTAGGAAGATGTAATATACCAAGTGATAGCAATCTTAATACGATGAATTTTAATCAGTCACCTTTTACAGGAGATAATGGTAATTGTTCAAAATATAATTGGGCTACATCTTGTAAAGTAACATGGGATGGCATAACATCAGGAATAAAAAATCCATGCGACACAACTACAAATGATACATCTAGCTAGTTATAATTGATTATATAAATATATTAAAATAAAAATGACATATATTATATGGGCTTTTCGAATAATCCTACAGATTTTTTTAAAAATGTAGATAAATTACCAGACGTGTTAGTTGATATTGTTTATTCATATATCCCAAAATCAGTTACTATGTTCTTAACAAAAAAAATATATATAGAAACCCATCATCTTATAAGAAAATTTATTGATAAAAGAAAAATAGAACAATATATTCGTGCAATGGTAAGAGATGATAACGATTTTGTATTTAAATATTTGTTAGTTGAAAATTATAAAAGATGGTTACAAATGAGAAAATATTATTATAAAGAATGTATTTATGGTAATTATTTAAATTTCTTAGAGTCATATTCGATAGATAATCAGTCAACAAAGTGTAGAACATTGCTACTAAAATTATTTGAAGAAGAAGGATTAAGTAAAAATCAACATAAAAAGAATACAATTAGATATATAAGATGGAAAACTTAAATATTAATACTTTATTAAATCGTAATGAAGAAGCTAATAAAATTAAAGATATTTTAAAGGATTTTGAAATAAATAAAAATAATTTATCAACAAAGCGTGGGTTATACATACATGGAGACCCTGGTTCTGGAAAAACTACATTTATTGTAAATATTCTTAAAGAACTAGATTATGATATTATTAAGTATGATGCAGGAGATATAAGAAATAAATCAATAATAGATACAATAACAAAACATAATATGGCTGACAGAAATGTAATGAGCATGTTTTATAAAAAAGTAAAAAGAATAGCAATTATAATGGACGAAATAGATGGTATGAATAATGGAGACAAAGGAGGAATAAATTCATTAATAAAAATAATAAGACCAAAGAAAACTAAGAAACAAAGATTAGAAGAAACAACTTTAAATCCTATAATTTGTATAGGTAATTATCATATTGATAAAAAAATAAAAGAGTTGATGAAAGTATGTAATGTAATAGAATTAAAATCTCCAACAAATCAACAAATAAAAACAATAGTTGAAAAACTAATACCGGTTTTTAATACATTAAATGATGAAGAAACAAAAATAAATATTATTAATTATATTCAGGGAGATTTGAGAAAATTAAATATAATTTATGATTTATCAAAAAATAATGAAAATATACTAACAAATAATAGTGTAAAAAATATATTTTTACAAAAATCATATAATGATGATACAAGAAAGATAACCAAAAAATTAATAAATAATAATTACAATATAGATGAACATGTAACGATAATGAATGAGACAGATAGAACAATAGTAGGGTTATTATGGCATGAAAATATAATAGATGTATTAGGAAAGATTAAAAAAGAAGAATCAGTACCATTTTATTTGGAAATATTAGATAATATGTGTTTTGCAGATTATATAGATCGTATAACATTCCAAAAGCAAATATGGCAATTTAATGAGATGAGTTCATTGATAAAGACGTTTAAGAATAATAAAACATATCATGACACGTTTATAACAAAAAAGAAGCAAAAATATAATCCTACAGAAGTCAGATTTACAAAAGTACTAACAAAATATTCAACAGAATATAATAATTCTATTTTTATTCAAAATTTATGTCAAGAACTTTCAATGGATAAGAATGATATGTTTGCATTCTTTTTAGATCTTAAGAATAAATATAATGATAATGAAATAGCAGCATTATTTGAAAATTATGATATTTCAAAGTTAGATATAAATAGAATATATAGATATTTAGAAAAATATACAAAAGAAAATGCTAGTGAAACGGAAGATGTCATATCTGACGATGATATAGATGATTCATAAGTATTTTAAAAATTATTAATAAAATTATTAATAATTTTCAACAATATAAATATAATAAAGCTTATATTTACAAATTCATTCTATCTCTTGCTTCTAAAAAACGGTTATACCATTTTTGTTTAACATTAACCGAGACTGTGGTAAAATGGTGATTCTCATATTGTTCTGGTGAATCATAATAAAGCATAAGAGGGTCTCTCCTACCATTACGCCCACTTGCTTCAATTACCTTGAACAAAATATCCTCTTCATTACTACCAACAATAATATTATATCTAGCGCCCGTAACGGCATTTCTAATCAAAGTTCCGTGTGAGCCCGAACCATAATTTTCAATAGTAATACGTTCATAGTATTTTCCACCCCAATTTCCATTAAATGGAATAGTATATTTTTCATAATGTTTATCTAATCTCCTGAGAGCATCTGCTGCGCCCTTTTGTCTTAAATTAAACTCAACAGATGATTCATCATTAACAGCAGAATCTAAAAAATCTTCGTAATACATGACTTGATTGATATATTGTATATACAATATCGCTTTATATCTGTTTAATAATATATTATTTATTAGATTGTTCTAAATGTTTAAGTTCATCAAGTTCAATTGTTATTTGTTTAATTTTTTTAAGAAGCTCAGATATTAGCAGATTTTTATCTGATATTTTCTTCTCGTAATCGTTTCGTAATTTTTCTAAATCTTGATTTATAGGACTACACAATGATAATATTTTTTGTTGAGATTGTAACATTTTATTATGGTCATCTAAACGTTTAGCCCTTTCTTCTTCCATTTGTCTCATTTGTTCTAATAATTTTGGTTTATGTTCTGGTCTTCCAGGTTCATACTGTTCTAAAACAGTATTCATATCATACATATAAAATTGTTTTAAAACAGGTTCAGATATAAAATTATCAACTGTATAAGGAGATGGAATAGTTTTTGTTTGTTCAGGATGTTCAAGCAATTTTTCTTTATTTAAAGAATTATGTTTATGAGAAAATACTAAGATAGATTTTAGTGGATTTAGTTGTATTAAAGGTATAGTATAACCTTTTGTAAATTTATTTTCTTCAGATAGAGCATTTTCATCATCATATTTAGTTTGAGAGAGTAATTCTTTTTTAAAAGCAAATGTAGCAGCAGTAGAATGATATTGTTTATATGGACCACATTGAAAAACGGCATTTTTAGAATCAAAATAAATATGCATTTCAGAAGAACCAGCCATCAAAAAATCAGGATTATTTTGTAACATTTCAACGGCATGTGAAATACGCTCTGGCGGATAATAATCATCATCATCCATATAAATAATAATATCACCGGAACACTTAGTATGCATCAAATTTCTTTTTTTGCCAAGAAGCATTTTTTCTTCATAGTAAAAATATTTTACTTGTGGAATATCTTTAACAAGGTCTTCAATAGGGTCAGTTCCATCATCAATAATAATCCATTCAATTCTATCTTTTGGATATATTTGATTTTCAAAACACTTAATCATAAATGGAATAAATGGTCTTCTATTAAATGTTGGGGTACATAAACTAACAAAAGGTATAACCGATTTTTTTTTAGATTTGTTTTTTCTATGTTTAGACATATTTAAATATAAATGTTTATATTTAAATTGTTATATATTTTAACTTTAATTATTTAAGTCCATCTAATATTATATTTTTTATTTGGATTTACACTATTTTTATTTATTCTTTTACCACCTCTCATTGATTCTATATCATTATCTACATTTTTTATTTTTTGTTGTAGTTTTTTCCCATCTTCAGTATTTTTAATATCATCGGGTAATTTTTCAAAACTATCTTTAATTTGAATGGCTTCATCTAGTAATTTTTGTTTAATCTCTTTATTAACTTCAGTGTTTTGAATATTTTTTGTAACCCGGTTTTCACCACCAGAAGTTTTGGGTTTTGTTAGTTCTCTAAATTTGCCTTTTTTAATTATTTCTTCCATTTTTGTATCATCAATTGGTATTTGTTGGCATAAGTCAACTAAAATATTATTGTTAGAAACTAGTTCAGCTTGTTTTACAGTTTTTTTAATTCCAAGCGTAAATCCAGAATCACCTACTTCTGGCATAGGGTTTGCGTATAATCCCATAAAATACGCAAAAATTACTGCAACTAATATAGCAACAATAGAATTGGTTCCTAAATATTTTATGCCAGTGTTAAATAAACTTATGGTAGCAAGAATAAAGAAAAAGAATTTTTTATAATAAAGAGTGCTCCATAAAAAACTACCACAGTTATAATAATCTTCGGTGCCCTTTATTTTATAATTAGCAAACAATGGTGCAAATAATCCATATAATGTAAAAAATACTGGCATTATAAATGTTGATAATAAACCAATCCAACTCCAAACAAAGAAAAATAAAATCAATTTCATAAAACGCAATAAACTAATATTTTCTGTTGATTCCCATTGTTTATCATTTTGCTCAGATGTAGTTCTAAACAATTGTGGTATATTCAAAAAATGATAAAAGATACTTATACATAGATTAAAAAAATATAATCCTATCCATAAAAATATACCAAAAATGCCATACAATAACATTATAAGTGATTCAGGAAGATAACTTAAATATAAGAAAATAGTATTAATAGCTAGAAAATTTTTAGCAATTATATTATCATATACATTAGAAAAATACAGAGCAATATTTGCAAATATTCCAGCATTAGGGTCAGCAGATTTTTTAAAAGAACAGAAAAATCTATTATTAAAACTGTCTAAATATTCTTTAGAGTTAAAAACAGCTTTCTGTGAAAGACATTCTTTGCTATCGGCAAAAAAAGATGGTTTCATGATATTTATATCAATTGGTATGGTCTCAACAATTCTATCAATAACAGTATATGGTGCGAATTCTATATCATCTGGTAAAATATTTGCTTGAGCAACTTTAGTTGTGTATAATCCCAATGTTCCAATAAAAAAAATTCCTATACCAATGATAAATATAAGAACATAAGTATAGTTATATGTAAAACTCTTAAAATCAGGAGAAGTTTTTGTTTCTTCTAATTTTTTTTCATCAATTACACTTGTATCTTCTGTTGTAGACATTAGTTATAATAAATATATATTAAATTATTGTAATTTATCTTATATTATTTTAATATAAAATATGTATATTTATATATATGAAATTAGATTATAAATATACAATTTTTTACACACTTGTTAGTTTGTTTTTATTTTGGATAGTGATAAAATATGGAACAAATGTATTGAATAATTTTTGTAGTGTAAAAGAAGGATTAACTGATTTTGAAAAATATTCACAAAAGATAATTCCTTATCCGAGAGATGCAGTAATAAACTATAATGATATAAATTCGCCATTATATAGTCATACAGTTAATTTACCGATAAATGATCCAGTAAGTTGTAAAAACTTTTGTGGTCCAAATGCGAAATGCTTATTAACAGGAGAGCAATGTACATCAGATATAGATTGTTATGGTTGTAATCCTGATTTGTCAAAGCTAAAAAACCCACAAAGCGCATGTACAACAGAGGAAGTAATGCCATATGATAATGCTGGTAAATTAGGTCAAAATTTAGGTTTACAATATAGTCCATTAACAACAGGATATGATAAACATAATGCTGATTTTGCTCAAATATATCCAGGTTCAAAAGACGCTCAACTAACAGTGCCATACCAAGGTTTAGATATGTGGACAGACTCTTTTAATAAGGGTTTACAATTATATAATAAGACTCGTGAATCAGCAGATGAATATGCTGAAGGTATTTCAAATGCGATTCCATTGGCTTCAAAGAGTAAATTGCCATATTACGAAGCAAGATATCCAATGACAGTGTCATTAACGGGACAATTTTTTGAGACAACTCCTCCAGCATCAAATGCTTCTTTACAAAATATGGATCCGTCTTTAAATTAAAAATTAAATAATATATTTTTTAATTTAAAGAAATAGTATAATTAAGTAGCATACATTAAACCTACATTTCCACCAATAAAGTTCACAACATTTATTCTTTCTTCAAACAAATGTAAATCAAAATTATAATCATAAATTCTCCAGGTAGGTTTATTTACACCTATTATTGAACCTGTTTCTGGATCACAAATTGTCAAACTTTGAGCTAATGGGTCTAATGGAGGAATTATTGTAGTAAACTCCAATTCAATTTGATTAAATCTACTCATATTTATTGCTCCAGATGGTTGTAAATCTGAATTATTTGAATGAATACTAAAATTATAACAATACAAACCAGGAGGAGCACTTCCAGTTGTTCTTGTATATTTCTCAATAAAATCAAATACACCTGCTGGCTGTATATTTTCTCTATAAGAACCATCTAATAAAATTCCCATGGCAACAAGAATCATTTTTTCGTTTTGAGGATTGTACGTTTGATTAATAACAAGACCTGTTAGTGTACCATCTGGATTCA